TAAAAAATGCGTCAGATGAGTATGTAGGTGTGCAAAGGAAACGCATCATGGCATCTCCTAAGTCTGTTAAAAATGCAATTTTAAAATCATCAATTTTTCTTGTTGGGTTTACTTCCCATGTTGGTCTTTTTAAAGCAAACATTCTAGGGTATTTATAAGAAGTAATATGATCTTCTTCCCAGACTATTTCAAATTCATTGTCTGGTCCTTCTGGTAGCTCCTCATTAATAACAAACTTGTATCGTCTTTCTATTACATCTTTTTCCATGATTACATCTTCATACCGTTTTGAAATAAAGTCACCGTTGTATCGGGGAAATGATAAGAACCACCTTGCCTAAATCTGGGAAACGAGAATCTACTGTGCCTCTAAATGCTTTATATATATTATCAGCAGTTTTGCCCTGATCATTTCCTGTTCCTACTTCTGTAGCAAAACCTGAAATCTCATCAAGAACAGCCATGAACAAGTTCAAACCCTCATGTGATTCACGCTCTGAGTGACCAGAGTAAACGGTGATTGATTTATCAAAACCAATAGAGTTTACTTTTGGGTCATACTTTCCAGCAAACCATGGAGATCTTTCAATTTTTGATTTAAAACCTTTAAAGAAAACATTTTTAGCTTGTTCTGCGTTAATAGCAACGTTAATGATATCTATTGCATCTCCTGCAGGTTTGCCATAATATCTTGCTGGATCTTTTAAGCAAAGTAGTTTATAGACAACATAGGCGCAGGCAACAGTAGAAACAAAGTCTTTACCACTACCTTTTCCTAATTGTAGAATAATTTCATTTTTGGTATATTTAGCAAAATGTTTGTCGCCCTGTTCTGTACCCATTAACATTTGTAAATCTTCTTTGCGATAAATTTGGCTCATCGCCTCAACAATGTCATATTGAATAGTAGAAAGAGGTGGTTGCCCAAGAAAATCTGGAGACTCAACAAAAGTCTTTACGTCTACAGGAGTTTCTTCAAATTGACTATCTTGAAGTGCTTCAAAAAAATCATTGAACTTGGTGGACAACAGTAATCACTTCTCCTTCTTTTGCAATTGCAGATAGTCTTTGCATAATAAGATCACGTATTTCTGGATGTTCGGATGCTATATCACGAAGAATGCCAACAAGAACTTCTTGTCTCTTTTCAATTTCAACCATTTCTTCTGCCAACTCTTTATTTTCTAATAATCCTGCTTTTTGTAACATGTCAATACGACGTGCCTCAATATCCATAACGAGCTTGATAGCAGCAGTCTTAGCATTTAAATTTGCAGTTGTTGTTGCATCATCAATAACCTCATATGCTTGCTGAATTAGTTTTGTATAGTGTGCATCAGCGCTAACCAAAGCATCTTTAGCACGAGCACGGATAGCATCATTAGCAGATGCCATCGTCTTCCACTCATTAAGGTGTGCTACGACACGTGTTCTTGGAAGCGATAATGTCTTAGAAATCTTAGTAGGATCGTTACCTTTTAGATATTCTTCAACAACCTTATTTACTTCATCAAGATGTTTTACGATTTCTATTTCTGCGTCTATCATATTTACCTTCTAGTCTATTGATTTCATCTTGAATATAAAAGATTGCCTTTTTCAAGTCTTCAATATGTTTAGATTCATCTTTTATACCAGCTCTCCAGAGATACTTTATTGCATTACCAATATTAAAGTTTCTGTGTCTAGTAATTTCAATTGCCTCTACCCCACTTGGATCATTTGTATAATGATAAGGATGGTTAACCTGATCAACCTTTATTATAAATTTTTCACTCATTATGTTCTCCTATTAAATTTTTTTTAATTTCTGTTAAAATTGTTTCATTAAATCTAGACTCCATAAATTTTTTATATCTTGTAACCAATGGTAAATTTTCTCCCATAAATGATGGAGAATTTACACAATGATTCATATATTTGTCAAGCGCCCTACTGTGTTTAAACCTATGTAATTTTATTTTTTTATCGGTATTAAAGTGAACATAAAATAATGGCTCATCTTCTTCAAATTTAAAAAATCCACTTTGATTCCACATCTGCACTTCAACATTGTATGACCTAAACCATCTTCCTATATCAAAGTTGCCTGGAAAGATAGTTCCATATTGTGTATATTGAGATTTATGAAAAATAGGTTGATAGAAAAATGCTTGTAATGGTTGGTCTGCAAAAAATCCATAAGATAGTTCAAAAGTTATAGATGGACCAACATTTAAACCAAAATCAGATCTTACATTAAAATCTATATAGCTTTTAGATAGTGGCTCTATTTCTGCAGGGTTTTTTGAAAAATCAAACCTATATTCTGATTGAACTACATTTTTAAAAACAAAAGTATTTTTAAATTGATTTTTTACTGCAGGACATGAAAAAAATGTTTTTGATTTTCCCTTACCTCCAATATTATTGCTTTTATTTTCTAATAGTGATAAATATAAATTGGTTGGTTCTGGATATAACATCTCCCACTCATTATGTCCATTAGCACTATATCCAATTGCTGGAGCCCAGTAAACGTTTATGACATCTTTATTGCTCATCTTTTTGATTTCCTCAATCCAAACTTAGCAAGGTATACGTAAATAGTTTCCAAGCTTACTCCACATTCCTTTGCTATATCCTCTGGACTTTTTTTATCCACATGGTATCTTTTTTTAAGCCATAGTTCATTTGTATATAGTTTACCAGACATGTTATTTTTTGTCAACCCTAACTACTGGATCTAGCTTATCCCAATACCCTTTAGAATTACCCTGGTAAACTTGTCCAGTTTCTCTATCAATCAATAACCATTTTGTTGGAACTAAAGTTTTAACAGATAAAACAACATCTTGACTTTCTTCCACAAAATTAAAAGAATTTCTTTCCATAATCAAACTCTCATTTTCCATTGCATTGAAATTGGACCTTTATCTATAAGCTTGAACATATGGTCTTCAAATTCCATTTTCATCTGATAGTAAATGTCAGGGCTTACTTCCTTTAGTTTGTCTGTAACACTATAAATAGTTTCTCCAGTTTCAATATCGAATCCCTCTATAACAACCGCATTTTGTAAAATCAAATGCTCCAGCATTGCCTGTGTTTTAATAATATTTTTATTCATAAGAAACTGCCTTTTCCCAATTATTTATAGCCCAATGTCCAATACCGCAGGCATCTGCAACATCGTTATCTGTAATAGTTCTATCATAGTTAATATTGACAAACTTAATGGTTCTTTCTTTTCTTAAGTTTCTTTCGTATGCTTTGTACCATGAAATCGACTTACCTGGATTTTTAGATCTAATCAGAAGCTGTTCATCCTTAGATATTTTTTTATTACCAATATAGTTTTGCCATGTAATTGGAGATACCCTACCTATTATTTTTGTTCCAGACTGCCCAGCTGACCCAAGAATTGCTCCTTGTACTAAAGCTAGGTCTGCTGCAGTTTTAGGACTATTCATAAAAACGGTATGCTCAATAACAATTGCTTCAAAACCACCATATATATCAAAAAATACTTTTACTTTCTTACCAGCATCGATGACCTTCTGATAAATATCACTACCTTCAAAAGTAATTTTACCTATAGTGATTAATGTTTTTTCTTGGGTATCAAAAATAGCAAAAGCAAGGCTATTAGTGCTAGCATCAATTGCACAAATATTTCTTGATTGATTAATCTTGTTCATAATCAAAATATCCTTTTATTTGCTTCAACATTTTATCTACTGCTTTCTTGCTAACATTACAGTTAGCACAAAATCCATCATCATTATATATAGAAAGAGTTTGTCCGCATCCTCCAAGACACATTCTTTTCTTTCCTTTTCTTTTTTGTCTTTTTGTTACTTGATAACGCTCTGCTATTTTGTCTTTAGTCGCTTCGGTTCTGCAATCTGCACTGCAATAAATTTGATAAGTAACTTTTGCTTTAAAGTAAGACTCACATCTACTGCACTGTTTCACTGAATCCCTCCAGAGATTTTATCTTTACTACCCCTGGCTCTGAAGTTGCACAAACTGCCTTTACTGGGCAATTCTTACATATTTTTGAGTTTACACGATAGTTTTTTTGCGGTAACTGCTGATCTTTCCAAGACTTGTGAACAGTACGCATCCAGTCAAATGTATTGTCAATCCATTCTTTATATTTTGGAGTTACTTCAATTGGAAACACTAACAGGTCGTGATTGTTTTTATTTTCATAAATTAGAACACCTTTTGATTTTTTTAAAACCTTCATATAAATAATTAATTGTTTTACATGATACTCTGCTGGCTCATTTTTAATTTTATAATTTTCAAATGCTTCGGATTTCATTGTTTTTATTTCGCCAATAATATCTTCATCGTTCATAGCTATCATGGCATCGCCCCAGCCAAAAATTGGTGGGTCATCATTTACCACTTTGAATTCTGTAGTTGGGTTATTATCATCATCTAGATATTCTTTTGCTACTCCAGAATCTAACATATCCTGCTGAATTCTGTCATGTGATTTAGTTCCAGCAGTCATATTTGCTATGTCATATGGAGTATTATTACTTTCAAATATATTTCCTTCAAATGCAAGATACCAATATCTTGGACATTCTCCGTGCCCGTAGACTAGACTTGATGGAGCAAAAGTCTTTTTCTTAGTATACTTAGGCTCTTGCTTTGCTATATACCCATTATTAATTTTTTGTATAAGGGCAGCAGAATCAAGTATGTGAGATGTATCCTCAGCTTTTTTCATCATTTGCTTTATCAAATTTTTAGTCATTGTAATCCTTTTTTATCTATTATATCAGTTATCGGATTATGTATTTAAGAGCAGATACAAGATCGTTTATGGCTTCCGCTGCCGTATAGTATATATTTTTTTTGCTTCTGTCTGACTTATCCACATTAGTCATCCACGTTGCTTTAAATGCCATCTTAGCTGCTATAGCCTGAAGTCTAACTATTTCCAAAGTTGCAACATTAAGCGGTATATCTGGCTTAATAATAATTTTAGCAATAAATGTTAGTGCAGCAGTCAGCTCTTCATCCTGCATATAATCTGCTATTTCAGATAAGCCATTGACCATCTCTATAGTTGTTTTATTTTGTTCTTTCTGTTCCATTTTCACCACCCAATGTTAGTTGATCTAATAAATCAAACTCTATTATAGCAAGACGAGTTTTTTTGTTTCCTTCTCCAAGTATTACAACTATGGCTGGAGATTTATCTATACCAGCTTTTATAGAGTCAGTAACAGCTTTTGCCCAAACATCTTGATTTATAGTAAAAGATTTTGATGTTTCTTTAAAGTCAACAATAAAATTTCTCCAAGTAGCATCACCCTTTTTAGTATTACGTCCAGAGTTTTTATGTTGTTGAGCATTGATTCTTTTGGATTCATTTTTTTCAGACATTATTTTATCCAAGCCCATACTTGATCATGAACTGTTATCTTAGAATTATCATTTATATCTTGTTTAAAGAATAAAACAATATCTTTAATCATGTCCCAGTCATGTCCACACATAATTCCACCAGTTTTTAGTTTTCTATACCATGCTGCCATATCTTGTAAAACTGCACTGTATGTAGTTGGGCAGTCCCAAAAAATAAAGTTTAAAGAATTATCTTCA